AAGATCTGACGATGGGTGGGGGCCATCGCTTGAATGACAAGATTCTGCAATGTCAGGGCCATTCTGGGGATGTTGTTGTTGTAGATTTGTGGTCCCAGCATGGCGAATTCATAGCAGGCTGATGTGAAGATGGCTGAGAGTGGTTCTTCCTCAAATGTTGTATTGGCTTCTGGAGAGATCCATTTATCAGCTTTGGAGGTGTTGACATATGAAATGAGTTTCTTGATGGAATCAGTCTTGAGAGATCCAACGACTTTACCACCAGTGCATTTGAGCATGGAGGGGGTGGTGTTGAAGAATCTGGAGAGGAATGTGAGATCCTTGATGGGTTGAAAGCCAAAGTAGGAGGAGGTTTTCTGTCCTGGGGTGATGGTCATGCCAGCCTTTGTGAGAATTGGTGAGATGTTGTCTAAATTGAACTGAGATTGAAGTGATTCAGGAACTGCTGTGATGTTGTCATCACCATAAAAGGCAGGAGTGATGTTTTGGCGATAACAGGAATATGAAGCAAGGGGAGTGTCTTTGAAGATCGTCTTCCAGCAGTAGGCTTGGAGAGCCCAGTTCATGAGTGAGTTGTCAATGGCTGTCATGGGTTGGCCTGAAGGCATGCCACAGTTGTGGTGAATGAGCCTGCCATTCCAGGAAATGAGAGGTTGAATGATGTGGTCATAGATTCCAAGGCGAGTGTTGTAGTCATCAAGGGTGGAATTTGGATCTAGCCTGGAGTATATGTTGGCCCAGCAGATTGGTACAAATTTGAAGAGGTCGGGTTGGATGGAATAATCCCAACCTTTGAAATCAGTGTCAAATCCAGTGTCAGATGTTGCGATAAGTTGGTTGTATAAAATGTCCCATTCGGTGTATGGGTTAATGCCAACTTTGATGGGATGATCATTGTGGGTGCGCACGATGAGATTGCTGAGGGCAGCGAAGTACTGTCTGTGTAGGACTGTAAGTTCCAAAGGTCCACCAAGAATGATGCGTGTGGCGACGCTTTCAATCTTGCGGTGAGGGAGGACTTCGTCCTTGAGGTGGGCATCAAACAGCACTG